ACTGGCTGGACCTGATCCGCAAAGAATACGAGGAAGCCAACAAGCCTTTCATGGGTGCTCTGGTCGAGGCCATCAGCAAAAACGGTACGCGGGTTCCACGCCACATTACTGGCAACGCAGTCTATCCCGACAAAGCCTATAAACTGGCGCCCAAGCTCATGGAAGCCAGAAACACTCCGTGGGATGTATGGGCAGCAGAAGCGATCCTCAAACAGTGTCATTTTACCAACCTCATACAGCATGAGTACCGGCACGAGGAAATCAAAAGCCGCCGGGAACTCTCCCAGATACTTAGACCGGATACCGCGCTGTTTCACACCGACAAATTCGGCGCCATATACAGATTTCTCGGGGGCGGCCAGGTAGCCGGTCCCGAACCCCACCAACGAGATGAAATCTCGAGTACGGCAATAACAAGAGAACAAATAGGCAAACCGTTGGTGGAGGTTTTAACCGAACCGCCGCCACCTCCCGATCTGGATACCATGCTGGATATGATCAGGATGCGTTCTGAATTAGACAAAAACGACCGTCGCAAAATTGCTTACTTCATGCTGGAGCACAACTTAGTGAACAGCGGCCATTTCGGAACCCACCTCAAGCGCAAGAAGCATTTGGAAAATGCAGAGCAGCCAGCAGATATCCCCGCATGAACCTTGGCCGTTCCCGTTCTACGCTTTTCCGCAGCAATTGACGGAGATCCAGAAATTGCTGTACTGCGGTCTGCATGATCCCGATCCCAAACTGAAGGAATTCTATCGCGGCCGGTTCTATTACCGCAAAGCCGCCATCCGTCTATTATGGAGCGAGGCTGACGTACTCTGGCACGACTGGATCGACCGGATGGTCAGGAGCTGGTGCGACTACAACTGGATCACGTGGACCGGACCTGCCGCCAGCGGCAAGTCGATGGCGGCAAGCCTGCTCGCTCTGGAATACTGGATGGAAGACCCGACGCATACCAGCGTCATCATGGCCTCAACCACCAAACAGGCTTTGGCTCGCCGAATCTGGTACTACGTTCAGGATCTCCATTCGAAAATCCCGCCCGAGGCAGGGAACAAGGGAGACCCCGTCTATTCTGAATATCTGATACGCTGGCGTATCGGAGACAAGAAAAACGGCATATTTGGCCTGGCCGTGGAAGACGGACCAGTAGAGGAGGCCATTCATAACCTCATCGGGTTTCATAATAGACGGGTGGCGCTGATCGTAGACGAGGCGCCAGGAGTGCGAGAAGCAATATTTGGTGCCTGCGACAACCTTTCGAAGAACCCGGAGTTCAAGGCGTTGATGATGGGCAACGCTGAATCACGCGAAGATCCGCATGGCCGGTTCTCGGAACCTCTGGGGGGATGGCAGGAAATAGACCCGGAAATAGACCGCGAATGGGAAACACAAGGCGCGATGGCCCGAGGCAACGGCGTCTGCGTTTTCTTCGATGGTCGCAAATCTCCGGCTATCACCGAGCCGGACGGGAAGGAGAAGTTCCCTTTCCTGATCAACCAGGACCAGATCCAGAGCGCGTTGGATTATTACAAAACGGACGAAGACCCGCGATTCTGGTCGCAATCGATAGGTTTCTGGCCGCCCATCTCGTTGAAACGCACGGTGTTAGACGAACGCATCGTCATCAACAACCGCTGCCGGGAAGCCGCCACGTGGTACACCAAGTTCAAGACCTACGCCGCTTTTGATCCTTCCTACGAGGGCGGCGACCGTAAAGTATTTCAGGGTTTCAGGATGGGCCGTCTAGGACCGGACGAAAATGAACGCTGGCAGATTGAATTCATGAAGCCGGTGGAATTAAAAATATCGATCCGGGACGACCATGAAATACACTATCAAATTGTTCAGCAGTGCATCGACCTCTGCGAGATGCTGGAAATTCCACCTGAAAACTTCGCTCTCGGCTCTTCCGGGGAGGGAGGTGGTCTACTGGCAATCTTCCGACGTGAATGGGGGGCCGTGGTCGGGATCGAGGAAGCAGGCATGGTCAGCACTCGCCCGATATCCCACTCCAATCCAAAATCATGCCACGACGAGTATGACCGTGTGGTCACCGAGCTGTGGTTTGCCGTGCGTGAGTTTGCCATTCACGGTTGTCTCCGGGGATTCCCCGACGACGCCTTGCGAGAGTTTTACGTTAGACGGTGGGACATCCAGAACCACAAAGTAAGGCTGGAAACCAAGAAGGAAATGAAAAGCCATTTCCGGCGCAGCCCGGACTATGGCGATGCCGTGAGTTTTTGTGTCGAGCTGGCCAGACGCATGGGCGCCGTAGCCGGTAACCCTGCGCTGATCAAGGTCAAGAAATGGGGCAAGAAAGATCAGGAAGAGTACGACTTGGTGGTGGCCGGCGAGGACAGCTTCGCAACCCAAGGATCAATGGACTATGACTACTAGGGCGCAGCACGAAAAGGAACGCAAGAAAGACGAATTCCCGAACAGCGGTTTGCTTTCCAGGAACGATAAGAAAGACCCAAATAACCCGGAACATAAAAGATACGCCGATTACAAAGGCAAATGCGATATCGGAGGGGTTCCCTATTGGATAAACGGGTACATCAAGGAAAGCGTCCACGGAAAGTTTCTGTCGCTGCAGTTCAGACACCGTGACCCAAGACCAGATGCAGAAACTCATTGAACAGAACACGGTTCCCCCGGACGGCTTCAGATATACTCAGGCAGAGACCCGCACCACGATCCGCGCCCCGGACTACCACAATCTCTTTGAGAACGTCAAGGAACACCGGAAAGCCAACAACCTGCCGTTAGGCACCTTCTGGGAAGCCGAGGTCGAAGACCAGCTTTGCCAGCAGCTTCCGGCCGGATTCTGCAAGCAGTCCGTTCCCGGTCAGGTGCGGAACGTTTTTTCCCGCATTGGCTGGGACGAAGTTGTGCAGGGAACCCAGACTATCGTGGACTGGGCCACTAAAGGGTTCGCTCCGGTAGACCAGAATCTGGCCAATACCAGGGCCGACATCTGCAGCCGGTGTTATTTCAACGTGCAGATCGGCAGCTTGTGCGGAGCCTGTGGCCACCTGCAGAACCTGGCGTCTAAATTTACCGGAGGCCGCAAAACAACTTCCGATCCGTTTTTGAGAGCCTGCTCGGTCTGCAAATGCAGCCTGCAGGTAAAGGTCTGGACGCCGATCGAGTCCATTAACCGTGGAACCAAAACAACCAGCCCGTACCCGGAATTCTGCTGGATTAGACGCGAGCTGGCTACCTTAAGGAGTCATAAAAAATGATACTCTTTATTCAGTGGCTGGTGTTGGTGGTGATTGTATGCCTATTATACTGGGTCTGCTCGCAGTTTGCCCCGCCGCCCATCATGAAAGTCGTTATGGTGGTGTGCGTGGTAGTGATCGTCATCAGTCTGATCTGGTTGTTTCTTCCGATGCTCCACATAGGAGCATTACCGCCGTCGAGGTAAGTCTATGAGTTGGGAAAGCATTTTACTGGACAGTCTGGAAACCCGTGACCCGTTGACCGGGAAAACCCACATGCACATTCCCGAGACGCGGGTCAAAGACTGCTTCTCGGCCAGGCAAATCTGCCTGAAGATGCTGGACAACGACCGGCTGAGAGCGCGTGAACGCGCCAAAGTTCAGGGCATGATAGACGGAAATCAGCCATATGATCCGGTAAAACTGCGTTCTTTAGGACAAGGTTGGAGAACCAATTTAAATTTTATGGAGGCGCACTCCAACATCCAGAGCGTCAAGACTCCGTATTTTGCTCTGATTGGCAGCGTTCCGCACTTCGCAGATATCCGCACCGCCGAGACAGGCCCCAACCGTGAACTCTGGTCTAGCACCATCACCGAGGAGTTCACCAGGATGATCAAACGCTGGCCCAATTTCAGCTTCGAGATGCAGAAAGCGCAGAACGAGCTGGTTAAGTTCGGCATCGGACCCGTTCTGCTAGCTGATGCCTGCGATTGGCGGTTCAAGGCGCTCCGACACCGAGACCTCCTTGTCCCGGAGCATGGGGCGGCGATTCCATCCGAATGGCCTTACTGGGCTATTCGCACCGAGATGCAGGCCATGGATCTCTGGTTCCGGGTGATGCCCGAGAACGCCGAGTATTCCGAGTCCGTGGGTTGGAACATAGACCAAACCAGAGACGCGGTGATGCTGGCAAGCAAGGATATTTTTGGTGGCCGGATCACTTGGGACGGGCGCAACTGGGAACAATGGCAAACTGCGTTCAAGAACAACGACATCTACATGACCTTGGTGGCCAGCGAATCCCTGATGGTCTACCACCTTTTTATCAAGGAATACTCAGGGAAGCTGTCCCATTACATCCTGGCTGAAAATGCACTCCTGCCAGACTTTCTCTTCAGGCGGGTCGATCGTTATCACAATACCGGGGATGTACTGTCGATATTCCGATCCGACGTTGGAAATGGGGATTACCATTCCATTCGGGGTCTTGGCCGACTGCAGTACCAGCATCTCGAATGCACCAACCGCCTCAAATGTCATCTTTTTGACATGGGGATCGCCGGGACAGCGATAAACCTGCAAGCCCAGACCTCAAAAGCCCGAGATGAACTGATGCTGATGCAGTATGGGCCGGTCAACATCCTGCCGCCCGACGTGCAACTGGTTCAGAACCGCGTGGTCGGATTCCTGTCCGACGCCATCACATTAGACCGGGAACTCAGCTCGCACCTAAGCGCCAACCTCGGCACCTTCCGAAAAGGCGTGGGTTACGGGGCGCAGCAATCGCGGCCGACCGCCACCCAAGTCCAGCAGGATATCATTACTACGACGCAAATATCAGAAGGGCAGATGATCCTGCACTTTCTGGATTTAGACCATCTCTACGAGCAGATGTATCGCCGCGCGTCCGATCCCAACACGTGGGACAAGGAAGCCAAACGGTTTCAGAAATGCTGCCTGAATCGCGGCGTCCCGATGATCGCGATGCGTAATTACGACTTTGTCCGGGCCACCAGAACCGCCGGTTACGGAAGCCCGCAGATGCGACAGATGCGCTCGCAGCAGATGCTCCCGTACCTGGGGATGCTGCCGGAGACCGGCAAGTACAACTGGATCAGGGACGAGGTGATTTCCATTGCCGGACCCGAGAATTTAGACCGCTACTTCCCGCAGCAGGCGTTCCCGACTCACGATCAGTGGGAGGCCAACGTAGAAAACGGCCTGATGCACGCCGGACAACACGTCATGATTGCCGATGGACAGCAGCACGCGGTTCACGTCGATGTCCACCTGACTTCCATCGAGCAGATGATTCAGGCGGCTAACGCGCTGTACCAGCAAGCGCCGGCCACTTCCGGGATCGCCGCGATGATGAAGCTGCAGCAATACGTGCAGACCGAGGTTCCGCATATTCAGGCGCACATGAACCTCTTGGCCAACGACAAGATTCACGCTCCTCAGTATGACGCTCTCCGCACCCGTCTGGGATCGCTCCAAAATGTATTTAGACAAGTTGATGCAATCGTTGAGCAGGGACAGGAGCACATGGCGGCGATGCAACAGGCCCAGCAAACCGCACAGACTGAGGATCAAATCAAGATGCAGCAGGCTCAGAGCGAAATGCAGATCGATCGGGCCATGGCAGCCTCTAAGATACAGAATCAGAATCTCAAGACGCTTTCCCAGATTCAGACTTCGCAGGCCAAAGCTGCCGCGCATTTCCAAAATCCGCGTCAGGCCATGCAGCAGAGTGTGGCTGCTCAAAATGCCGCTTTAAGCCCCGTCCAGCCGCCGCCAACGATTCCTGGTGCCGGATCAGCCAATGGCTCCTCACCGATGGCCGGCGCCGAGGAAATGCCGTATGACTAAATGCCTAAGCCTTAACGACTTAGAAAGGTATTGCAAAATCTGCTTATCGATCTTAGCCGCCATGGGCAGAAAGGCACGCCATGTTCACCTATAGCGATTTCCAGAAGGAGGCCGGTCTTCGGATCGAGCTGCGGGCGTTTCTCTCTTCCGGGGCCGGTCAGATCATGATGAATGTGATGCGCCACCGATACCGCGCCTACGATGTACCCGCACAATCCGATGCGCTGGCCAGCGCCAGAATCCTTTCCCAGTTCCACGGCGCAAACGTGTGCCTCGACGAGATCGAGGCGTTGTCGCTTCCGCCAGAGGAAACCGGAATGCCGGAGACCAACTACCGCGTTTCCGAAACCGATCATGAACGGATGCCCAGCGAACAGGAAATGTCGCTGGGCCGTAAGATACCCCCCATCCCACTTGAATAGGAGAAAAGCATTATGCCAGAGGGATTAGACGATCTTGGCGTCTACTCAGGAAGAGGTCCGTCATCACAGACTGCCGAGATGACCATCTCCACAGGCCCGTCGCAACAACCGGCGCCTGTCCAGAATGACCAGACATCTTCCAGCGGCCCGCAAGAGGGCGTCCGTCCGTCCGATCCTGGGCCGGATCTTATCGGCGAACTCGGCAAAGCCTTTAACCGCACGATCGGCGAGCCGCCGCCTCATGCGCCGGAACCACCAAAGGAAACGATTCAGCCTGATGCCCGGAAGCCCGATGATAGTAAACCTGTTCAGGAGCCTGAAAAGCCAAAAGAGAAAACCTGGCGAGATCAGGAGCCTCCTCCGAGCTTTGCAAAAAAAGCACAGGAAGATTGGCGACATTTCCGGCAGAAAGCCATATCGGACGTTGAGGCCAGAGAATCCCGCATCAAGGAGCTTGAGCAGACGATCCAGAATTTTCAGACGGCTGCTCCAAAGAATCAGGAGGAAATCAATCTCTTAAAAAAGCAACTCTCTGACAGCGAGGGGGTTGTGGAGCGGGTGGCCGTCGAGAGGTCGCCTCTTTTTAAAAGCAAGGTGCTGGACCCGGAGGAACAGCTACGCGCCCGAATGGGGAAGGTTCTAGACGGGACTGGAGTCAGCGCCTCCGAGGCCGAAACTATGTTACATGGCGATCTGAACACTCGCGAGCGCATTCTCGAAGGACGCCAGATGAGCGCCTTCCGCCGCCAGCAGATCGCCGACCTTCTTTCCAAGTGGGATAACGTCGCCGAGGAACGCGACCGCCTGACCAGCCGGGGCCGGGAAAGCCTACAGCAATATCTGCAGGAACAGCAACGCCAGCAGGAGACCGCCCGAGCGCAGTTCATGCGGGAAGCCGAGCAGGTCTTCGAGAATCAGTTCTCCTTGGCCAAGCCCAAGCTGGAAGTGTACAACCACATCGAGGGCAACGACGCATGGAACAAAAACGCCGACGCCCTCAAGACCGTCGCCATGCGCCTCTATTCAGGCAACGTTTCGCGTGAAATGGTCGCCCAAGCCGCGATTCTCGCTCCGGCCGCAGTCGCGTATCAGAATCTGCTCAAAGCAGCCTACGGGCAAATACAGGAGCTTAAGGGCCAATTGGACAAGGTGCGCGGTGTTCAGCCAGAGGTCCGTGACACCGGAGGAGATGTTTCCCAGCCAGGACAGATACTTTCCAGCCCCAACGGCGATTTTGTCAAAAACCTCGTCAGCAGATTCCAGAAGGAAACCGGACTGCAGTGACCTATGGGGTATACCTTCATCACATACCAGAAGTAGACCCCGGAACCCCCCTGCCGGTCGAGGAGATGTATGCCGTGGAATCGCTTCACGGCCCTTTTTACGACCGTTCCTACATCGAGAGAACGGCGATCCAGATCTTGTATTCTGGCGACGCAGGGCATTACCGCCGCGTCATCGGCCTGAAAATAGACGGCAAAATGCGGTGGGCGGCCGAGCAGTGCATTTACGGACCTTACCGCAAACCGGGAGATCGTGCCGATATTGAATTGGTATTAAGCGTGGTATTATCCACGTGGTTCTTTGAGAAGCGTATGGTTCCGTTGCGTGGTCTTGCGGCGGGTAAAACTTCGAAAGCAAAATTGCTCGAATTGCCTGAAACAGTTGCCGGTAATTTACGTCCGGGATTGCCAGGATTTCGGGAAAGTTTAGTTGTAAGATGTCTCTCCACGGAGAGACCGAGCCCGGAACGGGCTCGTTGGGTACAAGCTCGACAGTGGTCGGGCTCCCCAAAGAAGCTGTCTGCTTTAGCTGACAGAGTGTTCACCAGGAGCAGATTGAGAACGCCAGAAAGGTGGAATCCTACAGGGACAGAACCAGCAATGATGTCATCTACATCTACAACATGTTTCGCAACTTTCAGGATCAGCGTACCTCAAGCGGCAGGAGGGTGGGAAAGCTGTTCTCGTTCGTCTAATTGCGTCTCCGCGCAACCCGATTGCTTAATCCTGCAATTAATCCGATTAATAATCCGATTAACGTATTGACTAATCCGGGATAAATCCCTAGACGGTCTAATCGGACCCTAAACAGCCTGGCGGATCGGTCCAACGCCTGCGACCCTAAAGTTCCATAAGGTGCTCCGGTCAAGCGCCTAAGAGCCTAACACTCCTTCGGATTGCTCGCCGATTGGGAGATCACGATCCCTAACGCTCTCAAACCAAAAGGCTCTTTTTATGCCCACGCCCACCGCCACGACGTGCGCTGCAGTCAATAATCTGCTTATTCAGGAAACTGGACGTATCGCCGGGGAAATAAACAAACGTCTTGTCAGACGAAACCCCATCATCGGGATGGTTCCCAAGAAGGAATTCCCGCAAGGATTGGGATACACGATTTCAAACCTCACCTTCGAGCGTGCCTTACCGGCCAGCTCCGAGGATACCTGGTCACAGGTACAGCCGTCTAACGACTCCGCCTCCATCAACGCCTGCTTGCCGCCTGTCGAAAACATACAGTTCGCCGAGACATTGCGAACGTTCTTTTTAACACACAAAGCATTCGAGACGCCAGATTTTTGTATACAAGATATTCAAACGTCTTACCAGTTCGAACGTCAGGTGGAGCGAATGGTAGAGGTGCTCGCGAAAGTCACCGAGTGGGAGCTGGGCAACCATTACTATAACAAGTACATCCAGATTTGCGGCCACAAGATCACGGTCAGCACAACCGGCACCGTAGACAACGGGTCCAGCGGGTTCGACACCGCCACGTTACCGAACGGTGCGTTGACCCAAGGCGTCCTTGAGGACATTTACATGACCTTGTTCCGTGAAGGCACGGATGAAAGCGCCATCGGCAGAGTAGACGGAGGCGATGTCTACCTATTGGTCACCGGCTCTGAAACCTCCCGAGACATCGTTCGTCAGAACCCCGATATACGTCAGGATATCCGATTCGCGTTCCAGGGTTCCGGCGAAAACACGCTGATCCAGGCTCTCGGAGAAGCACGTTCCTACGGAGGTTATAAACACCTTCAGATGCCTTATCCGCCCAGATATTCTTGGAGCGGATCTGCTTACGTCCGGGTCGAACCATTCGTTCAGGTCGCCGCGACGAAGGGAAACAAATGGGAACTCAACCCGCTGTATAAGACGGCGCCGTATCAGGTTTCGTACATCTTTCTGCCAAACGTGATGTACATCAACGTGTTTAATCAGGTCGCAAACGTTGCCGGTCTAAGTTTCAACCCGAATTTAGACTACCTCGGCCGGTTTCAGTGGATAAATGAGTGGCACAGGCAATGTAATCCTGATAGGACGATAGGCTACTTTCGCGCCATCATGAAAGACGCGGCGGAGCCGATTCACCCTGAATTAGGTTATGCAATCATGCACGCCAACTGCGGAGTCGATCTGCAACTCCAAAGCTGCGCCAGCTCCTAACAACGCCGGTCTAAAACCAACGAAAGGAGGCCATAAATGCCCGACCTCACGTTTCCTATGCCGGAGGGGTTTATCCCACCCGAGCACATGGGTTCAGATGACACGTTTCAGGCGATGGCCACCTTTCGGCTGGAAGGCGAGAACACGCTGGAGCTGATCGATATCGAAGGATACGCGATTGGCGAAGAGGACACGGAAGGAGACACTGATGCGGCGGAAGACGCTGAAAAAGCTAATGCTTTATCGGCCGCCCAAGGAGCAGGAAGCGCAGCTTCCTCGGAGGCTAACATGGGCGGAGAAACACCTGCTAACCCGGCTGGCGCTCCGCCTGCTGGCGCTGCTGGTCCCGCTGGCCCTCCTAATCAGAATTTCATCTCCCAGATGGGGGAACGATTCAGGAAAGCAACCGGAAGGAAATGAATGTTACTGAGGTTCGCCTTTGCTCTTTTGCTTCTGTCGGGGATCGATAAAGCGGCCCCGTTTTTGGTGTGTGACCAGTACCCGTTCCAGACGGAATCGGGTCTAAATGTTGCCAGTTTCGTGATCGGAGGGCTGCCAGGAAGCCCGATTGCCGTGCCGGCCACCGTAGACCCAACCTCTAACGGACAATATCTACACTACGATCTGGCTAACATAAACCTATCAAATGGAACGAGTTACACGATCACGGCTTTTGCCGTGAACGTCTACGGTTCGTCTGGCCCAGCTTCAACGGTGGTTTTCACAAAAGGGGTGCCCGCATCCCCAAGCCATCTAACCATATCGCCAACGTAATGCGGGTTCAAAACCCATACCTGGTTCAATCCATGCCGTCTAAATGGCAGTCCGTGGGACAGTTTAACTTTTACAATCCGTGAATCCGAACCTGATCAGTTACCCGACGCTGCAGGCCGAGTGCCACGATACCGAGGCGCGCTCGCTCAAGAAGATCACCGACCCCGACTACCAGCCGGTCAGCACTCTTGCTGCATTAGCCCAGCCTGGTGGAGCACAGGTCGCGATCACAAACAACGTTTACGCAATTG